CTCCTCATATTTGGAGATGGTCATCAGTCGAGGGACTATGTCCATGTCTCGGATGTGGTCAGGGCGAACCTCATGGCGGCTGACCATCCCCACGCCCTCCACGGTGAGGCAGTCAACATCGGAAGTTGGCGGTCTTCGTCGGTACTAGAGATCGCCCGTGTAATATCCCCCGACGAAAGGTCGATATGCTTCATGCCGAAGCGTGAGGGTGAGGTCAGGCATTCGTTGGCTGACTGTGGCAAGGCTGCTTCCCTGTTCGGTTGGAAGGCAAAGACGGATGTGATGGATTGGATACGGAATGCAACCTAACACGGACAAGATCGAAGTCGCCATCCTCAGAAGCCTCCTGCACCTGTCGGAGTTCACTCGACGGGTGCTTCCCTTTTTGAAGGAAGCCTACTTCCACGATCCCTGCGAGAAGAGGCTGTTCCTCACGATCTCGGAGTTCACCTCCAAGTACAACGCACCGCCGACCGAGGAGGCACTCAGCATCATCCTCGGTCAGCAGGACGGGATGTCCCAAGGCGAGTACGACGAATGCGTTCGACTTCTGCCTCTCCTTGGCGAGCCTCAAGAGCATCCCGACCTCCAATGGCTCATCGATCAGACGGAGAAGTTCTGCAAGGACAAGGCGGTCTACAACGCTCTCATGGAGTCCGTCGAACTCCTTGACGAGAAGCGGTCGAAGGGGAGGTCCAAGGCTGCTATCCCCGAGATCCTCAAGGAAGCCCTCAGTATCTCATTCGATGAACACATCGGTCACGACTTCATTGAGGATGCCGAGCGGCGGTACGAGTTCTACCACAAGGTGGAGAAGAAGACACCGTTCGACCTCGACATGTTCAACAAGATCACCAACGGCGGGGTGCCCGACAAGACCCTCAATGTGATCCTTGCGGGAACTGGTGTAGGCAAGTCCCTGTTCATGTGCCACCACGCCGCCAACTGCCTCTCGCAGAGCAAGAATGTCCTCTACATCACCTGCGAGATGGCTGAGGAGAGGATCGCCGAGCGCATCGATGCGAACCTCATGGACATCACATTGGATGACCTCAAGAAGTTGCCGATGGATGTGTACGCCAAGCGGCTCTCCAAGGTCACGGCGGGGATCACGGGCAAGTTGTTGATCAAGGAGTACCCCACGGCATCGGCGAACGCAGGGCACTTCCGACACCTCCTTGACGAACTGCGGCTGAAGAAGGACTTCAAGCCCGACATCATCTTCATCGACTACCTCAACATCTGCGCCTCGGTGAGGTTCAAGCCTGGAGCGAATGTCAACTCCTACACCTACATCAAGGCGATTGCGGAGGAACTCCGAGGTCTCGCCGTGGAGATGGCGGTGCCGATCTTCACGGCAACACAGACCAACCGCTCGGGGTTCGGCAACACGGATGTTGACCTGACCGACACATCCGAGTCGTTCGGACTTCCCGCCACCGCCGACTTCATGTTCGCACTCATCGCCACCGAGCAGTTGGACGAACTCGGTCAGGTCATGGTGAAGCAACTCAAGAACCGCTACAACGATGTCGCCACGAACCGAAAGTTCGTGGTCGGAATCGACCGTGCCAAGATGAAGTTGTTCGATGTCAGCGATCCAACGGCGAACCTCGTCAACGCAGCCGTGAACGACGATGACGATCCCGCCCCCGTGCGCCCACGCCCCCACGCACACGGGCGCACGGGCGTGAACGCATGCGCACCCACACGGGCGCACGGGCGCACGGGCGCACGGAAACCACCCATCGATGATGACGATGGATGGACCTGACCTGCACATGGACGGGTGCCTGAATCGGAAAAAGGTGGTCGCTTATAACGGCCCTCATGTGGGTTCGATCCCCACCCCGTCTACTCATAGATACGGAAAATACCATGCTCACATTCAAGGAAGTCGGCACCACAGAGATCACCCGCAACAAGCACCTCCCCCATGTCGAGGACCTCATGTTCCTTGAGGGAAAGGGAGGTCTCGCCTCCTCGCTCCACATCCTCGCCGAGGTGATGCGTCAGTCCGATGGCATCAGGATGTCGGTGAAGTGGGATGGTCGCCCCGCCATCGTGTGTGGGATCAATCCCGAGAACTCCAAGTTTTTCGTCGGCACGAAGGCGGCGTTCAACAAGGATGTCCGTGCGTTCGACACCAAGGATGGGATCATGGCGGGGGTGGAGAACCCCGACCTCGCCGAGAAGTTGGTCGAGTGCCTCGCATGGCTCCCTAGCCTCGGCATCCGAGGTGTCGTGCAAGGCGACCTCCTGTTCACCTCCGATTCCATCACGGTCACCGAGGAGGAGGTGGCGTTCCAACCCAACGCCATCAGGTACTCGGTCGGAAGGAACACCGCCGTGGGCAAGGCGATCAGCAACGCCAAGTTGGGTGTCGCCTTCCATACGGTCTACGAGGGCAAGACCATGGGATCGCTCACGGTCTCCTCGTTTGGATTCGACCCTTCCATGGTCGCACAGGATTCCCCCGTTTGGTTCCCGAGCATCTCCGTACACACCCTCACGGAAAGCACTCCACTTGAGAACGCCACCAATGAGGCGAGGCTCCACTACTGCGAGGAGCAGTCGGAGAAGGTCGGGCAGTTCCTCGGGACCATGCTCTCAAACAAGGAACTCGTCCCCTTCCTCTCCCCCTACATCAACGCCACGGTCATGGCGAACATCTCGGAGTGTTCGGCACGGGGTCTTGCCCTCTACATCGAAACCAAGGTGGGCAAGGAGATCCTCAAGTTGAAGACCGACAAGGGCAGGTCGGACAAGAAGGCACTAGCAGACCGCCTGATCAACTTCACCGAGGTCTACGCCAAGCAGTTCGATACGGCGTTTCTCCTACATAGGAAGATGGCTCTCGTAAAGGAATCTCTCCTCCAAAGGGTGCCTCTTACCGAGTTCCGCCATCACTTTGTCGATGCCGAGGGCATGCGACCGACCGAGCCCGAGGGAATCGTCGTGAGTGAGTCCAAGAGAGCCGTGAAGTTCGTGACACGGTCACGGTTCTCGGCGCAGAACAGGAAGGTAAACGGGTGAAAGGTTTCTCCACACACATCAGCGAGCGTGGTCCGAGGGACACCGCAGTCTTCTCGTTCGGGCGCATGAATCCTCCGACAACGGGACATGGTGTGGTGGTGGACACGGTCGTTGAGGAGGCTAGGGCTCTTGATGCCGATCACTTCGTCTTCCTCTCCCGCACACAGGATGCAAAGGTGAACCCCCTCTCGACCGAGAAGAAGGTCGAGTACATGAAGGCGTTCTTCCCGAATACAAACATCTCCACCGAGGCTACGAACCCCTTCGATGCCGTCCTGCATCTCTGCGACATGGGATACAAGAACATCGTCCTCGTCACGGGAGATGATCAACAGGCTGACTACGAGCGCATCCTGAAGTACAAGGGAACGGTCGCCGCCAAGGATCCAAAGGGAAGGTCCTACTCGTTTGAGTCGTTCCGAGTCCGTGTGGCGGGGGAGCCCCGCTCCAAGGATTCGACGGGACTCGCAGCCGTGGGTGCGACCGATGCCCGTGAGGCGGCTTTCAGAGGCGACTTCGCCGCATTCTCCGCACTCATCCCCACCGAGGACGGTCTCCTCAAGGAGCGGCTCTACAACGATGTCCGCAAGGGTCTCGGTCTCAACGAGGAGTATGTCGAGGAGGCTCGGGAGAACGGAGACAAGGTCACCATCCTCGCCCTGACATCCTCGGACAAGGATCTCTCGGACACGATTGAGAAGATGGGGGAGATCTGCAAGAAGCGCAAGATCCCCTTCTATGCCGTCAAGACGAAGAAGGCGCAGATCGACCTGTCGAGCGTCGTGGCGAAGAAGATCACCATCAAGAACTATGACGGCGAAGGCAAGGATGTGACCATCGTTCCGAGCGACACGATAGCAATCGTCCGTGGCGGGGTTATGAACAGCGAGGTCGGGGTTGCGATCCTCACCATCCTTCAGAACAACGGCGTGTTCATGGTGAACGAGAAGGGGGGTATGGAACTCTGCGCCAACAAGTTGGAGACCGCCATCGCCCTCAAGAAGCACGGTCTGCCCCACCCAAAGACCGCCTATGTCTCTAGCGAGGCGAACATCGAAGCCGCAGTCAAGGAGATCGGGGGCAAGTTTCCCGTCATCTGCAAGACCCTGACGGGTGCCGAGGGCATCGGTGTCTCCAAGATCGAAAGCATGGAGAGCCTCAAGAGCGTCCTACAGACGCTTTGGAAGTTCGGTGCCGAGATCATCATCCAAGAGTTCCTCCCCGACTTCAAGAACGATGTCCGCAGCATCGTCCTCAACGGCAAGATCTTCGCCTGTGCCAAGCGTGACAAGGCACCGAAGGACTTCCGCACGAACATCGCCCGTGGATCGAAGGGCGGCTCGTTCCAACTCTCCGACGAGGAGATCAAGTTGGTCGAGCAAGCCGCTCGGGTGAGCAAGTGCTACTATGTCGGAATCGACCATGTCATCAACGATGGCAAGCCGTACATCATTGAGATGAACGCAAGCCCTGGCAGCGGCAACATCTACTACCGCTACTACGAGGACGGCAAGGGCAAGGACAATGTCAAGGGCGAGGAGTTGGTCGAGGACTTCCTTGACCACATCCTTGTCAAGGCAAATTGGAAGTTGTTCTCAAACCTCGCAGTCCGTGAGACGGTGAAGGTCGATGGCGTGGAGTACCAAGCCAAGATCGACACGGGGAACAGCGGCTACAACATGATCCATGCCACGGAGATCAAGGACAACGGCGACCACACCGTCACCTTTAGGCTCCCGAGCGGCAAGAAGGTGACGAAGAAGATCATCAGCCGCATCAGCGTGAAAAGCGGGATCGGGGAGAAGAAGCGTCTCGTCGTGCTGATGGACATCGACTTCCACGGGAAGCACTATCCGAACATCAAGTTCTCCCTCGGCGACCGAAGCCACATGTCGAGCAAGGTCCTCGTCGGTCTCCGATTCCTCGGACAGACGGGCAGCGTGGTTGACCCCGCCGATGCCATCTATCCTCAACCCGACCCCAAGAAGAAGGGGGTGACCGAGGAGGAGGAAGAGGAGGAGGAGATCTCGGAGATGTCTGCGGTCGAGGTGAAGGACGCAGCCAAGGAGATCATCACAAGCCCGTTGGTGGCGACCAAGGTATTCGCTCTCGCCAACAAGAAGAAAGTGCTGACTCCCGAGGCTTTCAAGAAGGAAGTTGAGACAACGAAGCAGGAAATCCTCGCCCACGCATACAAGGTCACGGGCGCATCCGTGACCTTGAACATGTTCCTACAGAAGACCATGTTGGGCAAGTTCTTGGTGAAGATCCTCGACAAGGTCCTCATCCAAGGAACCATCGACCCCGTGATTGTGGGGAAGGCTCTCCACTCGGCTATTCCGTATCTCGGCATGGGCGACGATGTCGATGGCAATCCCCTCGTCGAAGCCGATGTCACCAAGGGCAAGAAATTCAAGACCAAGTCGGGCAAGACGAGGAAGTCGCCCGAGGACAAGACCTCGGGTCTCCCGAAGAAGTATGTCTCGGGATTGAGCAAGGGCGAGGCGAAGACCCGAAGCAGGGAACTCGCCAAGCGGAAGGACATGCCCGATGACGATCCCAAGACTTGGGAGTTCGTGAATCCACGGGAGAAAAAGATGAAGACGAAGCCGTCGAAGTACACGACGCTGTTCAAGAAACTCGCCAAGAAGGGCAAGGTCAAGGCTATCAAGAGCGGCTACGAGCATGACGAGGCTTTGGAGCGGCTGTGGTCCATTGACGAGTCCCAAGAGACGAACTCGTCCAAGTTGAGGCTAGCCATCGCCTACGAGGACCGATGCCGTGAGCGAGGCATGTCGGAGGCTACCGAACTCGTCAGGGCGTACATCGAACAACTCAAGGAAGTCCGCAACGAAGAGATCGGCACGGACGAGCCCACCACCATTGACGAGGACTTCGACTACCTGCTGATGGAGGTGAGTCCTCCTAGCGGACCCGCCCGTCGATTCTCCAAGAAGGAGAAGGTCAAGGCTCAGTTCAAGAAGAGGTACGGCAAAGATTGGAAGCAGGTCTTCTACGCCACGGCATGGAAGATGCACGGCAAGTCCGAGTCGGTCGTGGTCGCCGACGAATGGCTTGCCGAGGCTGACAGGATCCACGGCGTGATGAAGTGGACCTCCTTGAGCAAGCGTGGTCCCCTTGAGATAGGCAGCGACGAGATCGTCAAGACCTACAAGCGTGACACTCCAGGTGAGCGTGAGCGTCTCAAGGAGGAGGGCGGCGAGGAGATCGATGACGAGAAGAGGCGGCTCTACAAGGAGTGGCAGAAACTCGTCAACATGTCGGGCAAGGAGATCCAATCGTTCCTCGACTCCGATGGTGGCGAGGAGGCGGGATTGAGCCGCAAGGAGGCGGGTAAGGCGGGAGCGGGTGGCAAGAAGATCACCAGCGGTCGTGACTCTGCCCGTGCGATCATCCGAATGCTCGACACCCCGATGGTGAAGTGGAGTGCCAACGATTGGAAGTGGGCGGGTAAGCAAGTCAACTTCATCTCCCGCATGAAGGGTGCGAAGGGCGGCATGCGTGACGAGAAGGGTCGCCCCACCCGCAAACTCCTAGCACTCAAGGTTTGGGGTCACAACCCCGAGAAGAAAGGCTGACCGATGAAGAACTTTGGGGGAATCAAGAAGGACATCATGGAAGCCCGCATCGCCGCCTTGGAGAAGAAGGCGAAGAAGAGCGGCATCCCATACGGCATCCTAAAGAAGGTCTACGACAGGGGAATGGCTGCATGGAAGGGGGGTCACCGTCCAGGTGCCACCTCACACCAATGGGCATTTGCCCGTGTCAACTCGTTCATCGTGGGCGGGAAGACCCGCAAGACCGCCGATGCCGACCTTTGGAAGAAAGCCAAGGGCGGTTGATCGCTAAATAGAAAGCACTAGGAGAGTCAGTATGTCCATGTTTCACAATCCATTCAACTCCAAGGTCGTAGCCGACATCACCAAGTTCCTCAACGAGCATCGCAACGATGTGAGGATCAATCCTTGCCTTGACGAGGCTGCGAAGGAGGCTGCGGGGGGCATCGACCTCGACGGAATGCTGATTGAGGAGAAGAGGGCGGTCCTCCGACTCGCCTTCAACGAGGCTGTCGGTAAGTGCGGCTGCAAGGGCACGAACCAAGAAGCAAACGAGTTCACGGCTGCGTTTGAGAGGCATGTCGAGGAAGGCAAGAAGTTGCCGCCCGAGTTCCTAAAGAACATCGAAAAGAAGAAGAAGGAAGCGAAGGCGAAGAAGGAGTCGGTCGAGGAGGGTGAGCATCGCCGCCCTTTTGACCGCTTGGACGAGGCATACGCCCTAGAGGGCTTTGCCCAACCGACTGAGAAGGAACTCAGGAAGTTGGTGAAGTATTTTCAAACGATACTCAAAGACCCGAAGAAACTGAAGGCGAGCGGATTCGACAAGAAAGAGGCAGAGGAAAACCTTGAGGATGCGCTTCACATGATCAAAACCATGGAAGAGTTCGCCAAGGACTTTGCAGCAACCAAGGCTAAGGTCAAGGAATCCTTCGATGTGACCGAGTTGGGCGAGGCGAAGGCTTCGTCCACTATCGAATTCTCTCTCATGTCGAAGGACTTCGATGGAATGGAATCCGCCCACGACTCCCTCCCTAGGAGGTTGAAGTCGATGCAGACGGGATCGGGCATGGCGTTGGGGAGCGGGATGCGTGACCACGGCTACGAGTGCAAGTCGAAGTCCGACATGGATGCCATCGTCGCCCACTACAAGAAGAAGGTAAAGAGCCTGACCGTCAAGAAGCACTCTGCGGAGTAGGTCGGGGTGACCGAGGCTGCGAAGAAGCAGTCTTTCTCTGACCTCTTGATGAAAAAGGCAACGAGGAAGAAGGAGCCTTGGGAAGAGGCTTACTACAAGTGGTTCGATGGCGTGTCGATTGGAATCTTTGACATGGGTAAGGTTGCCAAGGAGATTCAGGCTCTTATCGCAGCGAAGGCGAACCTTGATGTCGAGATGCCGAAACTTGTGAAGAAGTACGGCAAGAACAACTAGGATTCGGACGGCTGCTAAATACCGCAAAGGGAGAAACAGATGGCACTTTGGAACAAGTTTGACAGGGAAGAGTCCAAGCCGACTTGGCTGAACGCAGCACAGAAGATCAACTGTGTTCGCACCATCAAGGGATGGGAACTTCCGCTCGACGGCACCTCGCTTGGCGGTCAACTTCAGGGCAAGTTGGGCACGACGGCATCGGTTCCGAACATGGAACTCCTTGTCGCCATTCCGCTCGACTTTTCCACCACGGGCGTGACCGACGCTTACTACGCCAACCGCAGCATCACCGCCGCAGGTGCGACCTACGGCACCGATGTGCCGAACTACCGTCCCTACTTCACCTGCCCCTTCAGCGGGGATGGTCCGACCGAGGGTGGTTTCAACAGCGCAGGTCTGTCCTTCACCACCTCGGTGGCGGGTTCGGGCACCACGGGCGCAGGAAACTACGCCGTCAACGGCTACGGTGTCTCCACTCTGAACTTCCCCGCCTCGGCGACGGCTTACATCAAGATCGTCGCCAACGATGTGAACTTCACCCACAACCTCACCTTCAGCGAGGTCACCGATCCGTTCGGTGCGCAGGGCAACATCGTGCAGGGATCTGCGCTGTTGGTCGCAAACAATGTCCCGACCGCAGTCTACGAGACCTTCTTCGGACCCACCTCGGCGTTCAACAACAATGTCGCCGTGTTCAAGGTCAACAGGGCGGGTGCCACCGCTGCCAACCGCTCGGTCACCCTCCGTGTGACCGATGCGGGATCGGGAAGCCTTACCGCCGACACCACCTTCAAGGTGTCCTTCGTCTGATAGGAGTCACCATGAAGTCGTTCAAGGAACTGCGCAAGACCATCAACGAGAGTTCGTATCCTTCGGCGTTCGACGCTGCGGGAACTAGGGGTCGTGTCGGTCCTCAGGACAGCGACAACTCGTTGGAGTTCGGTCGGAACCTCGCCGACCTGTCGAGGCAGTCCATCGCTAGGATCAATACCTACCTCGGAGCCCTCGGAGCCAAGCCGTACATCAATCCGATGGAGGCTTTGAAGCAAGCGCAGGGTCGCCTTCAGATGGTCGGTCTCGACTTCCACATCCCCAAGGACTTCTGCACCACGGTCGAGGAGTCCGAGACCACCAACACCTTCCCCCTGACCCGATTCGGGGGAACCCTTAGGTCGGATGGCACCACCTACGGATACGAAATGGATGACGGGATCACCCCTGTCCTCGGTCATGGCTTGATGATGCAGGTCGAGACCCAACGGCTCACGAACGGTCTCATCCAAGTGCAAGCCATGGTGGTCCCCTCCACCTAAAGAACTCTTGAGTATGGGATGTATGAGCCGCTGACGGAAGACAACTACATCCGTTTCGCCATGAAGCACTACGATAATCCCCTCTGCAAGGGGGTTGCGGAGTTTGAAGATGACATGGCGAGGCTCGTCTACCTCAAGAGGCTGTTCAGGCGGTACAGGAAAACGGGAGTCCTTCGGGAACGCCTGATCCTCAACCACATCATCGTCTTCTGCAATGTGTTCGGGGTCGAGGCGGGATGCCGCCTCCTCTTCCATCGCATCGAATCCGACCTCCACTACATACTGAAGACCTTCCTCGTATACCTCGGGTATCTGCCCGAAGGACAGCCGAAGTTTAGGCTTGAGGTCGATGTCCTAGCCATGGTGATGGACATGGGAATCATCCAACGGCTGAGGGGAATCTGATGTCATCCGTCGTAGACCTACTGATCTCATACAAGTTCGCACAGATCCTTGCCACTCCATGGAATCAGATGGAGGCTTACAGGTTGGGGATCATCGATGCGGGGGGCAAGATCCTCAAGCCTCGGGCTAGCCTCAAGACAGCCGAGGAAAAGAAAGCGTATCCCTCGGTCTTCTACACCTTGGCTTGGAACATCAAGCGATTGCTTGAGTTCAACTCGCCGTGTCTCCTCGGAAAGGGCATCAACCTAGCCAACCGCAGCGAGTTCGCAGTCAGGACGATCCTCCTCAAGGAGTACTGCGAGAGGCAGGGAGCCGATCCAAATCTGATCGAAAGGTTGGTTTCGGAGGAACTCGACCGAAAAGGTCTGCTCCTATGGACGATGAATGAAGAGACGCAGCCCGTGGCAATCGAAGCGGGGTCCTATCGCATCCGTGGTCGAAGGGTCGCCCTCGACAGCCAACTGCTACCCACAGACGAGTTCTTCGGGTTCCCGATCTACAGGCTCGGGAGCCTGATCTTCACGATCAACGATGTCCAAGAGGACGCTCCTGCGAATGCGGTCGGACATGGCAACATCGCAGGTACATCACCAGGTCAGGAACCACCAGGTCGCCGAGGTCTGCTCTTCAAGCGGAAGATCAGGCGACAGGCTTCTTCTGGCTGAACCGCTATGTATGCGGCTGTTTAGCCGTAAAAGTCGTAAAATCAAGAATCCCATAAGATTGTATTCAGCAAGTCCTTGTGGGGCTTAGTTCTCATACACTTATGGTTTGATCCTATAACTATGCCTCTGTTTCTCGACACCAAGTACATCAACATGCTCTCGCCGAAGTTGGAACGCTTCGCATGGAAGAAGCCGAACCATCTCGCCGTATGCAGGTGTCCCATCTGCGGGGACTCCAAGAAGAACGGCAACATCTGTAGGTTTTACTTCTACGAGAAGAAGGGGTCGTTCTCCGTCAAGTGCCACAACTGCGACTACGGAGCCTCCCTCGGGTGGTTCCTCAAAGGGTTCGATGGAAACCTTCACAGGCAGTACACCTTTGAGGTTCTAAAGGAGACGGGGTCGCACACGCACGGACGCACGGGCGCACACACGCCCACGCACGGACCCGCACACCCGCATGCCCGTGCGGGGGAGAGCCCGATCCTCAAGGAGATACCGAGGCTCTGCGATATGTCCGATACCCACGAAGCGGTTGTGTGGGCTAGGAAGAGACGCATACCCACCGAGGCGATGTGCCGCCTCTACTACGCCGATGACTACTCGGAATGGGCGAAGGGCATCGATCCCGAGATCAAGATCCCATCCGAGGGCAGGGTTGTCATCCCGATCCTCGACCCCGAGGGGAGGTTGGTGGGTGCCCAAGGCAGAACACTCGTCAAGACGAGCGGCATCCGATACATCACCGTCAAGGCTGATAAGGACTCGGACAAGATGTGGTATGGGATGGACAGGGTCGATCCACGAAAGCCCGTGACGGTGGTCGAAGGTCCAATCGACAGCCTGTTCCTTGACAACGCCGTGGCGATGATCGGTCTGTCGAACGCCCTCAACATACCCGAGAGGCTGAAGGATGCCGAACTCAGGTACGCCATCGACAACGAGCCCCGAAACCGTCAGGTGGTCGCTGCGATGGAGATGATCGCCGAGAGCAGCCATTCCATCTGCGTTTGGTCGGACAGGGTTGCGGGGTACAAGGACATCAACGACATGGTCCTCTCGGGCATGACGAGATCCATGATCGAAGCCGAGATCGCAAGAAATTCCCATCGTGGGATCGCTGCACATGTTGCGATCAAGAAGTGGCATAGATAGCACGGAGGACTGCACCATGAACCCCGATGAAACCCCCGAAGACCTTGACGAGACCGAGTGGAGCCCGAGCGATGATCCCACGGACTACCCCGAGTTTTGGCAAGGACACGATTCCGACATCACTCCCGCAGCCGACATCATCGACAAGGTCCTCGGCGGCGAGGCGAGCGATGCGAAGGATGCGATCTACGCCGCCCTCTACAACAAGGTGGGGGAGCGGATCGACGGTCTTCGCTCGGAGTTGAGGGACGAACCCAACGACATCTCCTCCGAGGTCGGCGACATGGGACTAGATGACAACGACATCGGCGACGATGTCGATGGCTCGGCGTGGGAAGAGACCGTTTCCGACGAATCCGACACCGAGGAGTGATCCACCTTGGAAGATCAGCCCCTGAAGATCCCTGTCCTCGACAAGGGATTCGTGCAGTATGTGTCGCACATGGGAGACGATCTCACGGTGGTCAACGCCGCCCGTGTGTCGTTTCACAAGGAGAGCGAGTGGGACACCGAGCGTGATTGGCGTGGGGTGGCGTTGAGCGAGACGCTCCTTGAGCGTGACCGCAAACTCATCGAATACCTCGCCAAGCACCGCCATTGGACCCCGTTCGCCCATCCGCAGATCACCCTGCGGATCAAGGCACCGATCTCCATCCGTACACAACTGTTCAAGCACAAGCAGGGATTCGTGGAGAACGAGGTGTCACGCCGTTATGTGAACGAGACACCCGAGGTCTACATCCCCGATTGGCGCACGGCTCCCGTCGATGGGACGAAGCAGGGTTCGGGTGGATTCGTGGAGCAGACCGACAGCCGTCGTGGAGCAGCAGACTACCTCTATCGGGATTCGGTGGAGAAGTGCATGGATGTCTACGAGTCGTTGATCGCCCAAGGCATCGCTCCCGAACAGGCTCGGTTCGTGCTGCCTCAAGGAACCTATACGGAATGGTGGTGGACGGGATCGCTGTCAGCCTATGCAAGGGTGTACACCCAACGCTCGGACTCCCACGCACAATGGGAGGTGCGGGAGTACGCCGCTGCGATGGGCAAGATTATCTCTCCCCTGTTTCCCGTGTCATGGAACGCCCTGACAACCCTCTGACCTGTTCCTAAATATCCAAACGGATGTCGGGTCGATTTCGCTACATCAAGGACTACCGAGAGGATGAAGATCCTCAGAAGAAGCACCCGATCAACGAGGAGCCCGATGTTCCGTCAACCCCGAGCAAGGGAGAGGACGGACTCCCAGGCATTCGTGGTCCCCGAGGTCCCAAGGGCGACAAAGGCGAACAAGGTCCGCAAGGACTTGTAGGCGAACGAGGCGAACGAGGCGAACGAGGTCTCCAAGGTCTGCATGGACTGAGGGGAGAGCGAGGTGAGCGTGGAGAGCAAGGTTCCCAAGGTCCGCAAGGTGAGAAGGGAGCCACGGGTTCCCAAGGAGTCCAAGGCGAAAGAGGACTTCAAGGATTGGCAGGGGAAAAGGGAGCGCAGGGCGAGAGGGGAGATATCGGGGCGCAGGGACCCGAAGGTCCGCAGGGACCTGTTGGCGAACGAGGAGAACGAGGCGAACGGGGAGAGCAAGGTCCCCAAGGAGCCGAAGGTCCCCAAGGTTTCCAAGGTCCGCAAGGAAACGAAGGTCCCCAAGGTCCCCGTGGAGAGCGTGGGGAAAAGGGAGAGCAAGGCGATCAAGGAGAGCGAGGCTCTCAAGGCGTTCAAGGAGTTGCAGGACAGGCTGGGCCTATAGGTCCACAAGGTCCGCAAGGCGAGAGAGGTGCCACGGGAGACTCGGGCGTTCTCTCGGTTCAGTATCCGCTGAAACTCGACCCCGACCGCAAGCATCTCACAATCGATCTGTCGAAGATCAAGCCGACCACGCCGATCCTCTACGACGGCGGCGGCGGTCTTGGCGAAGCATTCAAGTTCATCTCCGTGTCGGGTCAGTCGGGTCTGACTGCCGTTCAGTACGACAAGGAGACCCTGACCCTCGTTGCGGGTAACAACATTACCCTCACGACAGATCCCAACAGCAACTCCATCACGATCAATGGTTCAGGTGGCGGCGGTACAGGTTCGGTTGGCGGCATAACTGGAGACTATGTCTCGGGAATCAATGGTCTCACGGGCGCACTCGGGCTCACAGTCGGGGGCAACATCACCCTGACCATGACGGGAGCGAACAACAAGACATTCCGCCTGTATGTCAAGCCCCCCGCCACAGTCAAGGGACAAGCGGGTGCCCTCGCCTTCACCGATACGAACGCTCCATTTGAGGGGGACGGGTCGGATCTCGGAGCAGACAACGCCCTCAAGTACAACTACCTGTCCGATCTCTCGTTTGAGGCTCCAGGTTCGATCAAGTTCGGCACCACCTTGGCGGGGTCCTATTTGGAGTTCCCCGATGGCACCACACAGGACACGGCAGCAAAGTGCTGCCCGATTCCAATAGCGACAACGGGATCGACGGGTGTCGCTTCCTTCGATGGGGAGCAGTTCAATGTCTCCACGACGGGACATGTCACGATAAGGACGGGGATCAAGGCGGGAAACCTCATCGTCTTGGGGTCGAGTCTTATCTTCGGTGTGGGAGGGACAGGAGCCTTGCCTGCCCTCGACGGTTCCGCATTGACGGGAGTCGATGCCAAATACCTTCAAGGCAAGACCCCTCGGCAGATCACCGATGGTGGCACATTCTGACATAGATACCCCAAAGGAAAAAAACAACCATGCCCCGTGAAAGCACGATAACAGTACTGCGGTCCACCACCACCGATGTCCCAACAGGACTGACCTTCGGTGAAATTGCGTATTCCGATCTGAACGGTAAGTTCCACATTGGTAAGGGTGATGGAACTAGCCTGTGGATCGGCGCACAGATCACAGCAGGAGACATCACCACCAACAGTCAGTACATCGTGCCGACGCAATCGGCGGTCAAGTCCTATGTTGACGGTGTTGTCGGCGGCGGTGGTGCGGTTGTCAACACGGTCAACGGCACGGGCGGCAACATCGTTGTCACGGGCGACAACGGTGCCGTGATCAAGGTCACATCGGGAGCGACGAACACCATATCGGCTCGTCTTGCGACCACAAGCGTCACGGGTGTCGCCTCATTCACTAGCGCAGACTTCACGGTTTCCGCTGTGGGTGCGGTAGGTCTGAAGGATGTTGTCCGCAGCGTCAACGGTCTCACAGGCACAGTAACGATCACAGGTGACGGCGGGTCTCTGATCGGTCGCACCAACAACAGTTTCACGAACAGGCTTGCCGACGCATCGGCAACGGGTGTCGCCTCTTTCAGTTCGACCTACTTCTCGGTTTCCTCGGGCGCAGTAAGCCTTGCCTCGGCATACCAAGCCACGGGTGACACGGTCATCACGGTTGTGGGATCGGGAATCGCCATCTCGACCTCGGGTAAGACGGACACCCTTTTCAACATCGGTGTCACGGGCTTCAACGGTCTCACGGGAAGCATCACGGTCACAGGTGACGGCGGCTCGTTGATCGGTCTTGACAACAACAAGTTCACGAACAGGCTTGCGACCACGGGTGTGACAGGTGTCGCCTCGTTCAACTCCACAAGCTTCTCGGTGACTAACGGTGCC